GTTTTTCCTACGACTCACGCCCTCCCAGGCTTGATCGAGTCGCAGCTGCGAAAGCCAACAAATTCTTCGGCCATCGAGCCGTTGATAAAATTTTCCGTGATTGGCACCGACCCAAGCCATCACTCGACTTACTACGCGAAGGAATCCTGAAATACGGAGGTCCATCTGCTCAACGTCTGTCGGATGATGCTTACAAGGCTGTCTTTCATGATGTGAAACGTCTGTTCCAGTCCAAAGAGAAGCTGATTCCCTTGACTCTTGGTGGTGTTGCTCAGCACAAGGATTTCCCACGACAAAAGTCGCCCGGATTTCCATATATTGAAACCCCAGAGATTAAGACTAAGGAAGAAGCATATGCAAAGGACGGCGGTTCAATACACAGAATGTGGGACATGATTGGCAAAGGATATCATATCCGTCTCCCTGACAGCGCTGCTTTTCAACGATTGCAGATCTGTAAGGTTGAGAAACAAAAGGTTCGTCCTGTTTGGGGCCTACCTGTGTCAGTCATCTTAGAAGAGGGTAGATTCTTTTATCCATTCTTCCAATGGATGAAGGAACGTAAAGACGACCACCCATACGCAATTGGCTTAGAAATGGCAAATGGAGGAATGTCTTACATCAACAAAATGGCAAGGTCTTATTTTAGTCCGAACTATGTGATGTTAGATTATTCATCATTCGATACGACTCCACCAGCCTGGCTAATTCGCGATGCGTTCGAGATCATATCTCAGAATATCGACTTCACAAAAGTTCGAGATTCAGAAGGACGCTTGTGGAACGTCAATGAAAAACAGTCACTGAGACGCTGGTCCACGATTATACACTACTTTATCAACACACCCATTAGAATGCCAACGGGTGAAAGGTTCATGAAATCAAAAGGAGTGCCATCAGGATCAATGTTCACAAATGTCATCGACACGATTATCAACATGCTCATTACAAGGTATGTCTGTTTCCAGACAACCGGAATTCGTGCTCCGATCGACTTATACATGGGAGATGATTCGCTCATCGTCCTACCAGTGCCTGTCAACTTGGAAGGTTGGGCTGTCTTAGCTCAGCAGAAATTTGGAGCGATTATCAACATCGAGAAGTCATACGTTTCCAACGACCCTCGTCGCATCCAATTTCTAGGTTATCAC